GTCGAGGTGGATGGGGTGGAGGTGGATGGGGTGGAGGTGGATGGGGTGGGGGTGGAAGTGGATGGGGTGGATGGGGTGGGATAAACAATTATTACAATGGTTTTGGAGGAGATTATGATTATTATCCGGAGATAATTTATACATATCCTATTACTGAATATCCCTATCTTGTTCCTGAATATCCCTATTTTTATTAGAGCTTCTTCGTTTGTTTTTTCTTTGTTCGATTCTTCTTCGTCAAAGCAAATTTTGGTTTATATATTGAAAAATCTGTCCAATCCTCGCTGGGTCTATCTTTTAAATACGGACAAAATATAGCCCATTGTATGTGCTTTTTACAAAAATCGTTTTTGTCAAAAGGAGTCCCACAAGAACTACCATACCTCGCAGAAAACTGCATTTTTTTTGCCATATTTGTGTCGCATACAATCCCATCTACGGCACCTCGCGGAGAAAATGGTCTAGGCCTGTCCGCCTGAGACATATACTCTCTCGCATCTAATTCATAATGCGAGCAAACCGTTCTGGAACAAGGATTGTCTTCCTTGTGTAGGTATACATCGTAGTGGTCAGCAATTATTTTTTTGGCAACGTCAATGTCGAGTTTCCCTTTATGTTCATCCATCAGTTCGTTCAAGCGCACAAGTCGCGCGCCTTGGTGACGACGAATATCATAGAACCCAGAATTTTTACATTCGATATTTCTTATTCTTGCATCGTAAGGAGCATTGAATCCAATAAAAAATCCATTCTTTGTCCTTTCGATGTTGTGATATTTCAAACCCAGTTCTATGCGCAATATTTCGTTATTATTTGTATCACCAAAGAGCCACGAGTTTGCATAATCCCCCGAATTGTCTTTCAATAAAAAGTCGACGCATTCATCAAGTGTATTTCCATATTGCATTGCATTGCGAATCCTGTAACCGACCGGAGCTTTTTTCTCGTATGGGAAAAATCCGCCAATTGTTGTTTCTGTTCCTATAATTCCCTTTGCGTTGACAAAGAAATCGGTCCCGCTCCATATCCAACACGCGGACGTTTGCATAATAAATCGATTCCCACTGTCCGGGTTCAAATCCAAGATGATGTTTGAATATTGTCCGTCGATAAATTCAGTAAACGAATTGTGAGCAACAACAATTTTTCCATCCTTTGTATAATCGCCAACTGCAATAAAGGCACTACACCTGTCTTGTGATCCTCCTCCCTCTTTTCCAGTTCGTTCCCCCGATTTGGTAGAATACCAATATGGTATGGACATGTAAAAATTCCATGCAAGAATTTCTTCGACGTTTGTTTTACACCCCCCTTCATTGCATCCCAACGCGATACCTTCCATTTCCTCGTAAAATTCTGGAAAATCTTTCTGCGTCATACTCTTAAAATCGTCGTTGACTTCCTTGATAAAATACTCCCATGGTTTACCATACGATTCAAACATAAAGAATTCCAACATTTTTTGAATATCCTTAAATTCTGTGGCGCACAAAAAACCATATGCGCGCCCCCTTTCTTTTGGTTTTCCCTTTATAGATATGTATTTCCATCCATTTTTTTCGTATGAGAAACCATTTTTTATTTTCATTCTACAATAAATGGATACTTTATTTACATCATCATCATTCCAATTAGGACAAATAAAAGAATCCACGGGAGTAGAATTAATAACCAGGATATACACGTATGTCCATCCTTGCAAATTAAATTCAGGACCCACGTCCAGAATAAAACGTAAATTACTTTAATAATGAAAATTAGGCTTGTGCTCGGGACACTGCATGAAAAACTACCAACATCGTAAATGTTTGAATTGCCTAAATTTTGAACCAACATAACGGCAATTGAAAGCATCGAAATTAAAAAATATAACAGGGCTGGACTACATAGTTTCTTCAAAAATGTCATTATGTAATAGGACTAGAAAAATATAAAATCTAGTCATATTAATATTTCGTTAGCTGGTCTTTCCACGGCAAAGGGCTCACCGGTTGCGGGTAGCCGCGAATCGCATTGTAAAACGATCCTGCACCGAATTTTCCCAACCCGATTAAATCTTGTCCGGCAAATCCCCCCGTTTGTTTCTTTCGATGTTTCATCGTCCTCTTTCGTCCTCCCCCGGATGCCGATACGTACTTCATCTGTCTCGAAACATCGTCTGGTGAGTATGTATTGTAACCTAAATGGTTACGACCTCCATCGACTCCGTCAACGCCGGGCCATTGTTCCGGGGAACTTCCCCACGGTTTGCCTATAAGGCCGTTGGGGTATGACATACCACCCCCAGTTTGCTTGGCATTGCATTCGCTGCATTTACACTTTATTCCCTTGCATTCGCTACACTTGCAATGTTTTCTGTGTTTACCTCCTCCGGTCATTGGACACGTGTCGCTGCACCCTCCGGATTGTTTAACCGCCTCACAACCACATCCACCTCCACGTTTACCCGGAAAGTTTAAAAAATTAAATCCACCCGGTGATGGTCCATTTGATGGGTATGGCCCTCCTCCAACCCCGACGGAATTTAAATTGCTCCCCCCTAAATAATTTTTACGAGTCTTCTTCTTATAACATCCTTTCATTATTTTAGAACGCGTATTCTTCATATACATTATACTAAGAAATTTATTCAATATCAACGTGTGTTAAGAAATGTCTCCTACAACACATTTTAACAATATTTAAATCATCCATAACCTCTCCTTCTGCTGTTTTTTGTTTGAATTCTTTTGTTAGATACAAGACCTTGTCAGTTTCTATAGGTTCGTCATTTTTTCGTTTGGCCAATTTCTTCTTACGCACTTCTTCAAGATAATATCTATATTTGTCTGCGATTACCATACTACACGTAAAACATCTAATTGGAATGATCATTGTTATAATATATTAAAGTATAATATTCTTATATTTTATTCAATTTTTTACAAATTATATTTGTATAATTTATAAATGCGCAATAAAACTATGACACGTAAAAACAACCAGTCTAAGAAACGAAGAAGGATGAACGTATTAAAGAAACTTAAGAAAACGACGATACGAGCTCTTCCCATTGTTGAATCGGGATTAAAGAAAGTTGGGAAATCAGTTGAATTCGCAGCTGAAAAATCGGCACCCATTGTGAACAAGGGACTTGAGGGAATCTACGGAACGTTGGCTACTGGATTTGAGATGGGAGCAAAGAGAGTTAAAAACGTTATCAAAACGAGACGGCGTTCTAGGTCTCGTAGATAAACCATTCTAGATTTCCCTCAGTTCGTAGCCTTTGCTCGTTAAAACTCGTTTATGTTGAGCGTTCGTTTTGTGAATATCAACGTGACATTTATCACACAATGTCATCAAGTTCGAAATTTTGTTTTTGTGAAAAGGTCCATCTTCGTTCACGATGATCCCTGCATCATTTGCATCTCGTTGATGCTGTAAATGATGAACATCGCTACCAACCTTGGTTTTACACATTTCACATAAATTTACAATCTTTTGTGAATTGTAATGAGACGTCTTCAAAGAAAGAATGCTACCGGACTCCGGATGATACTTTGACCGGATTGCATATGCAGCACTCAAGAAATCATCGGGAAGACTCAGCGACTTGCATACCTCGAGCCCATACATACTGTTTCCGGGTCCATCCTTTATTTTTCTGTCGTATATCAAGACGTCTCTCTCCTTATCATATATCACCGTCATGTGCTTGAGAGAAACATTCGATAAATTGGAAATTTCGTCGTAATCAACTATTTCATGTAAATGCGTTGCAAAAATAAAACTACTACCTCTGTCGTGTAGCTTTTGTATACCCGCAACAAAAATGCTTACCGCAGACGTATTCTCGGTGCCGGAACACAGTTCATCTCCCAAAATTAAGCTGTCCTGATCTGCCAATCGCAATATAGTGCGAAGCTCCGACATCTCAACCGCAAAAGTTGACAACCCCTTGAAAATGTTGTCGTTCCCAATAATCCTGGTAAAAATATACTTGTAAGGTTTGTAAACAAACTCGCTACAGGGAACAAATAGTCCAGACTGAGCCATTATGAGAGAAATCCCAAGTGCCCGAATAAAACTAGTTTTACCGACTGCGTTGGTGCCATACAACAACATCCCATCCAAAAGTCCGTTACCTATGGTAATATCGTTAGTTACATACAACTCATTGTTTTGTATGTGCTCGATCAAGCAATGACGCAAATTTTTTGCACGAATAAAAGATTTATTTGCCTCTGCAATAACTGGCTTACAATAATTGTATTTTTGTGCAAGACAACTTTTCGCAAGAATAACGTCTATAAGTGTTATAAAATGAACGACGCATTCCAATCTGGATTGATATGCTTCGAATTTTTCAATAAATTTATTGTAGACAGATGTTATTGTGTCCTTCATATCGACCTTAATCGATGATATTTTTTTACAAACTCCCGATATTTGTTCGTCTACTATGCAGTTGTTGGAAACACTCTGTTTTTGAAAATCGAATTGTGTTTTAGATACCTTGAAATCAAATTCTACGTTGCAGGCCTTCAATCGTTCAATTGTTTGCGTCGTTGGAAGTGCGTCTTGCAGTATCTTACACCTGCGCCCAGTCGCCAATAAACTGAAATGATTTTTTTCCGTTTCGTGTATTTTGACAAAGTCTGTGCCCTTTTTTTCTCTGTTTTCGATCAATGAGTTCAAATAGACCCTTATGGCCTCTAACTTAACTTCTGATTCTGCGAGCGTTTTCGTTTTTGAATCCAAACCATCATCCACTCCATTTTTGATGAAATTTATTTCGAACGACTGAGTTTGGTCGATAGTGTTTGCCAGTTGTATATCCAAATTATCGTCAATGAAATTCATAATGTTATCGCAAAACAATTCGACGTCGTTTACACTCTTTTCACGAGTCGTTAAATAATCGCGAATACAAGTATCGTCCTTGAGAGAAACGTAAATTTCCTTGATCAATCGTATATTGTTGTAAAGATTACAAAAAGATCTTGGAGATATCTTACGCAAAAACACCTGACGCCCCCACTTAGATATATCCTTTATAGATGACAATTTTGAACGTAATAAATCGTCGAATTTGTTGTAATTTGTCAACAAATAGTCTGTCATTTCATATTCTTTTTTGAGGACGTTTACGTTGGTGGTCGGGTTGAGAAATTGATATGCAAACATGCGCTTTCCCATCGGTGTCAAACAACAATTCAACATTTTCAAAACGGACGAGTATTTGCCATTAAAAGTATAATCGTCTATTATGTTGAGTTGTTTTAAAGAGTGATTTGCCAATATCAGGCGATCGGTGCAATTCTCAAAAACAGGCTCGTCAATTTTTCTCACCAAGTGCGGATTGTGTTGATAGACAAAGTCCAACAAAAAACAAAAGGACCTAGTTGCGATGTCGTTTTCATACAAATTATGAACAAACGTGTGACAGTTGTAAAACTTTGCAAGGATTTCCTTTTGGTAGCTCTGTTTCTCGCAATTGTTTGCTCGTATAAGATATTCATTTATAGATTCGTCGTTCAAATTGATCCTAAAGATAGAGCTACATTTTATGTTGGTGTAATTTATAACATCGTCAACTTCTCTCGTCAGCAAATTAGATATTATTATGACTTCGCTTGGATTATAGATGGATATAAATCGTTCCAATTCGTCGAAATTTGTCGGGTTGTTTGTGTAAGCCTCTTTAAACTGAAACATACTTGTTTTACCGGTATAAATATCAATATTCGATACTCCAACAACGACAAATTTACCCTTCATTATCAATTTATTGTTTATCGATTCAATCCAAATACAGGTTAGATTATTCGTCAAGTTGGTTGAATCTTCAGCGAAATAAGTCCCTGGGGAGTATATACCTTGAAGACTTCGCGTTGTATTCTTTGCCGATTCGTCTTGTGTATACACAATCACCGTATATCCTGCTTCTTGAATTTTTTTTAGATATTTTTCAATCATAATATCCTTGAAGCCGGCCATGACGACATTCAAACTGTTTTTCTCTGCGATGTTCAAATCACAAATTTGCGAAAATTCTGATATTTTACTACCAACAATCGTATCTGCGACCTTTTGTCCATAAACCTCAAAAAAGGCACCGACTTGCATCAATAAAATTGTATTTTCTCCGTAATCATTTTGATATTTTTTTGTTAGCTCAAAGTATTCTTTGATGAGTGCCATATTATACATATTGTCACAATATCTTTAATACATTCAAGTAAATAGAGTGCTATCACCATTATCTATAATAATAAATTCGTCACTCTGTTTTAATCCGTTTAGAAGCTTCCGTTTGACTAATATATACCAGTATTTTGTCATCAAGTGTAAATCATAATAAATTGTTTTCAATAGGATCAACAAATATGATACGTAAAATGGTAAGCTTGCTTTGGAGTTGTGTTCTCGTATAACATCATCTTTATATTTCTCATTGAATATTAATATTTCGGTTGAAAAATTGTTCGTTATGTCCTTGTATTTCAATTTGTATCCATGTGCCAATCTATTGCAACGATGTAATTTGTAAACGAATTTGTGAAAATCTCGTTTTTCTACATTCAATAAATTTTGTAATTGAATCATTGTGCTATTCACGTTGTCAGTGAATATATCAACGTCAATGTCGCTTGACTGTGGAAAATAATCTCGACGCTGAATACTACCAAAATAATATATTTTAGTGTCGAGATAGTTACTTAATTTATTAAAAAATATTTTGGAATACGGTGTTAATTCATTTCTCGTTGTTTCCATACTATTATAATGATATAAAATAATAAAGTTGTCTAAGGTTCTGCGTGTTGTTCGTTCATCAAATTATGTAACATCGTATCCTTATTATTGTTTTTGATTTGTCCTGCCAACATTGAAGATTCGTATAATTCTCTTAGCATATAATTTGGCGCACCACTCCCGACCTTGATTAGATTTTGTTCTTTTAAATACTGTTTAACATCATTTATGGGTTTCATTTTCAATTCCTTGTGTGCGGCAATGATTTTTTTTCTAGATACGTTGTTTTTCACTAGGACCGATACGGTATTTTTTAATTTGGATTTACCGAGGGTATATTGTCTACGCACCGTTTTCCTTATCGTTTGTGGTTGAACGTCTACAATAGATGGTGCCACAATCGCGGCCTCTGGACGAGGTATACTGGGAGAATGTATACTGGGAGAATGTATACTGGGAGGAGAAGGTATACTGGGAGAAAGTATGACGGGAGAAAGTATGACGGGAGAAAGTATGACGGGAGGGGAAGGTATGATGGGAGGAGAAGGTATACTGGGGGAAGGTATACTGTTGGCCCTTGTTAGTTTCTCTTGTTCGATGATTTTTTGTTGTTTAATCTTTTCTTTCAATAAATTTAATTTTGTCTCTCGTCCGTTAGAAACCGAATTTTGGATTTGAGTGTAGTTTGTGTTTCCGTTTTTTTGAGTCTTTGTCCACTCTCTGTATGTCGGTTTCGTTCCATTCTTCAAATTTCCATAGGGCAACTCAGTATTTGGCCTCGTTTTTAAAGTCAATGTGCTTGTATTCACGCGTTGAGACGAAGCGTCGGGATTAAGAGTTTCGGTGTTTACCGTGAGAAGTGGTTCTTTTAAATCTTCGTGTAACTCCAAGTTGATGAATTGATTGTTTGGTTGATAATTTTTAAGCGTCCTTCTTTGCAAGTCCTCTCTTCTTTGTTCATATTTATGTTTTTCATCCTCAACTTTTTTTTGTTTGGAAATCGTTTGCAAATAATTAATTGAACTATTGAATTCATTGTCGTAATCTATTAACGACTTGTCGACCAAACTGGGTTTTTGTTCAAAGGAATTGAACCTTCGCTTGTCCGTTTCTAAATTTTCAGTTTCCCTTATTTTATGTTCCTTTATTCTACTGAGTAGTTTATTTTTTAACAAATTTGGCGATATAATAGGAGCTACACTAGGTCTTACCTTTTTCGTTTTTGAAGACCCTGCCATTCTAAACAATGCTGGGTTTATAAGAATACTTTTATTTGACATTGTATTACAACAATAAACTAAAAAAAAATATTTAACACAGTATGATACTAAATAAAAAAAGAATTTAAAAATAAATTGAAACAAAAAACAACTGTTATCATGTACTCAAATAAAAAAATGAGCACAGACCAGGGATTCGACATTGAAAATGAACCTTATATCGAAACACCCTGGAATATTATTGAATCCTATTTTACAGGTCAACATCTTGATAGGTTGGTAAGACATCAACTTGAGTCTTACAATAATTTTGTTGGATATCAAATTACGAAAACAATCGAGATGTTTAACCCGGTTCGTATAGCATCTGAACAAGATTATGATCCTATTAATAAAAAGTCTTCGCTTGAGATTTATGTCACGTTTGAAAATTTCAATATATATAGACCACAGATACATGAGAATAATGGTGCTATAAAACTAATGTTTCCTCAAGAAGCGAGACTTAGAAATTTCACGTATGCATCTGCAATGACGATAGACATCAACATCAAATATGTTATCAGGACTGGTCCCACATTAGAAAACATACAAACATTTTACAAGACGTTGCCCCAAATTCACATTGGGAAACTGCCGATTATGTTAAAATCGAACATTTGTGTTCTAAATCAATACAAACATTTTGAAAATACGCAAACTGGAGAGTGTAGGTTCGATACTGGGGGATATTTCATAATCAACGGGTCCGAGAAAACAGTGTTGGGTCAAGAACGTGCTGCCGAAAATAGGGTCGCGTGTTTCAACGTCTCTAAAAACAATACGAAATATTCATGGATTGCAGAAATTAAATCTGTTCCAGATTTTAAGTGTATATCACCGAAACAAATAAATGTGATGTTGAGTTCAAAGAACAACGGGTTTGGGTTCGCGATTCATGTGCAATTGCCTCGCATCAAACAACCAATTCCATTATTTATTGTGTTTCGCGCATTGGGGGTTTTATCCGATAAAGAAATCTGCGAGAAAATTTTACTGGACATAAACGAAATACAAGGAAAAAATAAAGACATGTTACCCGCTTTACAAGCATCGATTATAGAGGCAAACAAGTATCTCACGGCAGATGAATGTATTAAATATATTACTAATTTCGCAATGTATACTCCTATTAACATGGACAAGGAGACTGGGATTAAAAAGAAGTTGGAATTTACAATGGATATTTTAAACAATGATTTATATCCCCATTGTCACAATACCACACAGAAAATACATTTCATAGGTTACATGACTAATAAATTGTTACAGGCGTCGTTTGGGATTGTAAAACAGGATGACCGCGATTCGTATATAAACAAGCGGATTGATTTGACAGGAACACTCTTGAACAACCTGTTTCGCAACTATTTCAACAAACTAGTTAAAGATATGGAAAAACAAGTCATTCGGGAAATAAACAACGGTTCCTGGAAATCTACTGATAATTACGAAAATATTATAAATCTTACAAACATATATAAAATCATCAAATCAACCACAATCGAAAATGGGATCAAGAGAGCGTTAGCGACGGGTGATTTTGGGATCAAACACATAAACAGCAACAAGGTTGGAGTAGCACAAGTGCTGAATCGTTTAACGTATACATCTAGTCTCAGTCATGCGAGACGAGTTTCTACACCGACTGACAAAAGTGGTAAATTAATTCCGCCTCGAAAGTTGCACAACACTTGCTGGGGGTTTTTGTGCCCTGCAGAAACTCCGGAAGGACAGTCTGTTGGACTCGTAAAAAATATAGCCTACTTGACACATATCACAGGACATTCAAATTCTCCATCGCTTTATGAATACATTCTACCAAATATTATTCAGCTTGATGATCCTTCGTTGACATCGTCTATGATGTTCAATAATGTAAAGGTCTTCATCAATGGAGCATGGGTTGGAATATCAACAAACCCCAACGAGTTATACACGACGTTGAAAGATAAAAAATACAAGGGGATTATTAATATTTACGCGTCTATAGTATTCGATTATAAAATGATGGAAATACGCGTGTGCAATGATAGCGGTCGATTATCAAGACCTTTGTTGCGTGTCAAGAATAATAATATTTTGATAACTAATGAAATTATTGATAAATTAAAATCAGGCGCTTTGAATTGGGATAGTTTGTTAACCAGCAGTATACTCGAAGATTCGGTATTGGAATATATTGATCCAGAGGAACAGAGTTTGTCATTGATCGCAACGAAACCCAAAGATATTATTGTGAAGAGCGAACAAATCAATAAATACACACATTGTGAAATTCACGCCAGCACAATTTTTGGGATCTTAGCGTCATGTATTCCCTTCCCCGAACACAATCAATCGCCTCGTAATACGTATCAATGTCTAGACAGAAATGAAAATGTATTGATGAACGACGGAACGAGAAAGTTGATAGGAGATGTTCAAATTGGTGACGAGGTTGTATCGTTCAATCCTGATACATTTGAAACCAAAATAACCCGCGTTACACACCATTACGTTCGCGAAACAGATAAAAAAATATATAAATTAAAGACAAATAGTGGAAGAGAAATTGTTGCAACGGAGGATCATAAATTTATGACGACCAACGGATGGATGGAAGTTAGACACATAATAGAAAACCAAACGAAGATTGGAATATATCCTTATCAGGAACACGCAGATTCAAATAATAAAGAATTTAAATGCATATTGTCTCAAGATGAGTTTACAAATTGCTTTATAGAGTTTGGGTTTGGAATGAGATTGATAAACAAATATAAGAATGAGTTGATAGACCAAGGATTACTTCCGTTCAATAATGACAATAAAAACATTCAAGTAATTTCTAAAATATTTGGATTCATATTGGCAGATGGGTCAATTAACATTTACAATAGAAATGACAGGAATTTTACTAGCAGTAGTCTTGATTTTGGAACGGTCCACGATGTGACTGAGTTTGAAGACGATGTAACTAGATGTGGATTTAGACGTTGTAAATACAATGAAGGAACTAGAACTTTTAATAATGTAACACATCATACATTTTCGGTTACACACAACGGGGCCTTACCCGCATTGTTGATCGCATTGGGTATTAACTACTCTAAAAAAACCGAAACGGAACGTAAACCAGTCCCAAGTTGGATTACAGATGGTTCCAAATTGGTCAAGAGAGAATTTATAAGCGCATTTCAAGGCGGAGACGGATGTAAAATAAGGTGGAATAAATTAGAAAAGAAAGGATTTAATTTTGTATGTGCGGAAACGTCGCAGCAAATTAATCCAATCTACAAAGATAGCTTGAAGACTTTTATGCATCAATGTGCTGACATTTTAAAGGAGTTTGGCGTTGAAGTTATAAACATAACCGAAAAAATCATCGATGAAACGAGAATAAAAATCGGGTATAAAATATCAGATAAACAAGAGAATTTGATTCAATATTACGATTCGATTGGATATCGCTATTGTCATAGCAAAAATATAAATACTGCATTGGTTATTGAATACCTGAAATATAAAAACGAATTGTATAAAGAACGCAAGGGGTTGGTTGAACAAATACGATCTTTACACGACGACCAAATGACAAACAGTAGAATATCGAATGAGCTAAATATTGAGTGTAGTTACGTATCAGGTATTGTGCGAAGTTACAAGAACAATCGTAATATTTCAATGCGCAATTTGAATGCAGACAATATTATTAATTGGATTCAAAACACTCCTGTATCAAACGGATCGATGTTTGTTACAGTTGTAAGTATAACCGAGGTTGAAAATCGATTAATATCGGATATTACGGTTGAATCAGATAATCATAGTTTTATTGCGGGTAACAACTTCATGTCATCGAATTGTGCTCAGGGCAAACAGGCGATGGGAGTTTACGTAACAAACTATGAAAATCGAATGGACAAAACTGCATACGTGTTAAATTATCCTGCGAGACCGCTCGTTGATACGCGCATTATGAATATGATTCAATTGAATAAGATCCCATCAGGAACCAACGTAATTGTCGCAATTATGACGCACACGGGATACAATCAAGAGGATTCACTATTGTTCAATCAAGGGTCGATCGACAGAGGGTTGTTTATGACGACGATTTATCATACAGAAAAAGACGAAGACAAGCAAAAAATCAATGGCGACGAGGAAATTCGTTGTAAACCCGATGCGTCTAAGACGAAGGGTATGAAGATTGGAAACTACAACAAAGTGAACAGTCAGGGAGTTATCCCCGAGAATACAATTGTTGAAAATCGCGACATCATAATTGCGAAGGTTACTCCAATCAAAGAAAATAGAAACGACCACACGAAGGTAATCAAATACGAAGATCAAAGTAAAATCTACAGGACGACGGAGGAAACATACGTCGATAAAAATTACATTGATCGAAATGGCGAAGGATACAATTTTGCTAAAGTTCGATTGAGGACTCTTCGAAAACCCGTAATCGGCGATAAATTTTCGAGTCGTCACGGACAAAAGGGCACTATTGGAAACATAATTCCGGAATGCGACATGCCGTTCACAAGCAGTGGAGTCAAACCAGACATTATAATTAATCCGCATGCGATTCCGTCGCGCATGACGATCGGGCAATTGAAAGAAACTGTTTTAGGGAAGGTGTTGTTGGAGCTTGGGTTGTTTGGAGACGGAACATCGTTTGGAAATTTCGAGATCAAGGATATTTGCGATGAACTAATTCAATGTGGATACGAAGCTCACGGGAACGAGTTATTATACAATGGATTAACTGGCGAACAAGTAGAATGCAGTGTGTTTATGGGTCCTGCGTTTTATCAGCGTCTAAAGCACATGGTGAACGACAAGGCGCACAGCAGATCGATCGGCCCGATGGTCAATTTGACGCGACAACCGGCCGAGGGGAGGTCGCGCGACGGAGGACTTCGGTTCGGAGAAATGGAACGAGATTGCATGGCCTCGCATGGCGCTGCAAGATTCATGCGCGGACGAATGTATGATTCATCCGATAAATATTCCGTGCACGTATGCAATAAATGCGGACACATAGCTTCCTACAACGACAAGATGCATATCCACCATTGCAGAATGTGCGACAATCGTGTAGACTTTTCGTATGTCGAAATTCCATATGCTTGTAAATTATTGTTTCAGGAATTGAATACTATGAATGTGGCTCCAAGAATTATGACAGATCATTCATGAGGTTCTTCGCCTTGTAAACGATTGCTGTCGTTAAACCAAATACAACCGCTCCCCAAATAGAGTCAATAACGGTTGATAGTATAGACCAATTTGTAAATATTGATAAATTTGTAAATTCATACACTCCGTAAATTATAAGCCCGAGCAACGTTGCATCTTTAACTGGCCTATTTTTTTGTATGATGAAGTAATTAAGACCGTATATAAGGAAAATGTATGTAATACCAACGGCAACAAAATTAGCCTTGATTTCACTTCCCTGTATAGATTTGACTTGTTTGTTGAAATAATTTTTTGTTAGATTCAAATAAAAACCATCTAAAACAACGAAAACAATCGCACTAAGTAAATATTGGAGCATTTAGTATATTATGCAAATATAAATTATTATTTAGTAGGGTATATTTTTTAGTAGGGTATATTTTTTTATAGTGTTGTATATATAAATGTCTATCGGTTTACAAAATCCTATTAGTGGTAGTTATGGTGCGTTTTCAATTGGTATTGCTTCTCCGGGTAGTCCTGGTGGCGCCATAAAGGGTTACATGCCGAACGCGACCAACGACACCGATAAAACTTACATAGATTACGAACAAATACGTTTTGCGTTGAATCAGGCGTGGAATACGACGTATCCCAGTCAGTTAAAGGAGGCGAATAAAAAACGAGTTGTTACTCCGTTTCGTGCGGTTAACAACGCAGGAGATCTCTTGTGTCGAAAGAACTACTCTTGCGGAGGGTCTTGTCAGAGCTTTCAAAGTCGTCCTGGCTTGTTTGGATTAAGGGGTCGATTCGGGGCGATCCAAAGTCGTTGCGATGGATCCAATGTGCCTCCTTCGGCGTGCAATGGAAAATACGTGTATGACAGCTCTGATTATGTGACTTATTTGAAACAAAAGGCACTTGTCAAGAACTACAACGATCTCTCGTTCGGCGGGAACAACAACAGTGGAAGTCAATCTGCTTATAGGGCCATAAGAAGGTATTAATTCATACCAGAAATGACTTTACATCACATTTGTTGACTACGAATAATATCCAGGAAATATTCGTATAACAACCTCGATATTTTGTACCAACTGTATTCCGTTTCAATGTAATTCTTCATTTTTAAATAATTGTGTGATTGTAATCCCGGTTTAAATTTGGTTTCATTTATTGTTATAGAGTTGATAAGATCGTGTAATTTTATATCGTTTCTACAATTTCCATCTGGCCCTGCAATTACTTGCGAATCTACATATGTTATAAATTCATCCCCTCCTCCATTGTTAAAAATGTCTTCAATATACTCTTTAGTGCTTCCTGTTTTTGGAACCAATATTTGTAGACCGCTTGCGAGGGCCTCGAGCATCGTGAGACCAAATCCTTCTGCAATATAGGGTGATATGTATAAATCAGCAGCATTGTATAGATCATTGATTTGCGAATAGCTCAACGTCTCGTTCGTTATCAATATATGACTTTGTATCACATCAATATCCTTCTGTGTCATTATATTATCATTTTTAAACGATTGAAAATAATAATTAAGCACATGGTCTGGAAAATACAAATCGCCCGATCCTTTGAGCAACAATTTGTAATGTGTTAAATTCATTAGGTTTATCATTATGTGTAATGCATGAATAATTTGAGGTATGCCTTTGTTTGACGTCATTGCGCCTCCAACATTTATCAACAATATTTCATCTTCTTTTACGTTGAAATCGAACCTTATCTTGTCGCGGACGGAGGGTGTGTCGTGTTTAAAAAAAACAGTCGTGTCGACCCCGTGTGCGATGGTTCGGTTCCTCTGCGCAAAATCATCCATCGATAAATATCGTTTCATACCGTTGGACGACCACGCCGACGGAGACGTAAAATATATATTGTTCATCTTGCTCAAATAATAAGCAATGTAATCATCGATTGGAACATCGTCTATCGGGTTTGCAAATTCAAAATAACTACTGTCTAGATGAGAGTATTCGCTTGTATAAAATATACATTTTGGAACATTGCGGTTTTCCAACGATACGCTTATATTGTATGGATACGTCTGTCTGTAAATTAAATCAACTTCTTCACCATTGTAATTTTTGAATCGACTCAAAATAGAGTTGTATTCTTCATTGTAAACCAGTTTTTTAGTATCATTCCACTTCGAATTGTAATACTTGGCTTCTTTCACGTAAAAATCAATCTTGTGTCCCAACGTTCCTTCGGGGCCGTACATTTTATACATGTGTGTCAACGTAAATGCCAACACCTGTCCATAAGAGTGTTGGACCAGTCGCCATCCCTCAAATAGTATGCGAATTTTGATATCATTCATTATTCTACTCAATCATTCTATTTATTATCTTTTTCGTTTGGTCATTGTTTTTGATCTAGACCATTGAAGATTTGAAACGGCACGATGTGCAGTCTTCAACTCTGTAAATGGGCCTCACTTTGAAAGAATAAAATGGTGTAAATATAATTATTTTCATTGCCTATATAAAATGACGACACCTTATGGAATTTCAACATCAATTGGATCTGTATCTTACGATAGTTATGTTAACGCTCCCGTTGTTGGACCATTAAGCACCAATCAGTACCCAAATGCTATACCTTATCACAGTTATGGAACACTTGTAGGTATCCGGCCCACTCCACCGCAATTTTATCCGTCACAGGAGCCAGTGTATGCGGAAATGAACACAAACGCAAGACACCAATATTTAAGGACTGCTCAGTCGGCTCAATCATTGGCAACCCAACGGGCTCTAGGTAAAATGTCGAGTCCTACAGCCTTTGTCAATTACTCGAATGGCAAACAATATGCGACTTCGACACACATGAACTACATTGCACCGATTCAGTCGTCCATGTATTTGAATATAAAAAAGAGTAATGCAATCGGTAAGAGCAGTTACAAAGTTGGGTTGCCTGTCGATGCCCCAATATCAACGAAAAATTATTATCCGAGTGGAACGAGGACTAGCTTACGAAGAGCGAGATCTGGCGGGTGTGTAGCACCAAAAAAGAAGGGAGCAATTGAAAATTACAGCCTAAGAAACGGACAGGTTTGTGCATGGGGATCGTTGCCGAGACAAAATTATTGAATTTATTTTATCGTTCCATTATATTAGAATGAAGGGGAAAATATTCGTTGAATTCGTCGGAACAATGTTCCTCGTGTTTGTGATTTTTGCTACGAATAATTATTTAGCAATCGGGGCCGCTTTGGCGATTGCCGTTTTAATTGGAGGGCCCATATCCGGGGGTGCGTTTAACCCTGCGGTTGCTATGGCAATGTACAGCGCTGGTAAACTTCCAAATACTGATTTAATCCCGTATTTAATTGGCGAAATACTCGGTGGTTTAGCCGGTTTAGCTCTATTTCAAAAATTTGTCAAACATTAAAATAATTTCTTATTGTATCTTATATGACAAAAAGAAGAGGAACTAAAACTAGAAAGCGTGGCGGGGGAATGTGGGACAGCCTGAAATCGATGGTTTCTGGTCGTAGCGTTAATAGTTACGGTTCTAATAGTTACGGTTCTAATAGTTACGGTTACAATCCTATGCAACAACCACAACAAATACAACAACCGCCTAGGTATGGCTACGGAGGAAAAGGGACAAAACGTCGTAAAATGAAACGATCCAGAACCATGAAGAGGCGCTAATAATTTATTGTTTTTATACAAAAAATAATAAAGACAATCAAAATGAATGTAAATGGAGGTAGACAACGTGGAAGTCGATTTATACAACTTCAATAACTACGCTTCTCACAATCAATATTTTTTCAACAGGACTGACGATTACCAAGTAATTACAAAGTATGTCAATGAAAAAACACACACAGTTTTAGTTCGAAGATTGGACAAAAACGAAGGATGGGGCGACAATTTACAAGTTTTGGTAGTTTATTTGGACAACGACTCTAAATCTGTAATTGATATTGGGAGTTCAACAGAAGCAGAGAAGGAAATTACGGTGACACTCAATTTTACAATCAAAGAGTCGACAACGCCAATCAATCTCCTTTCCAATTACAATTTGGTCGCATGTCCCGATCCCAAAACGTTATCCAGAACTGAATTCAATTCTTTGTTTGATACGGATATTGTGCAGTTACCAAACGAATTGTATGCGTTTGGTTTGCACAATGGTTCGGTGTATCTTTATAGCGAAGGCTATATAATGTATTATGAAACTATTAAGATTGTTTCGTTGATTTTTAAAATTGCTTTATCATTCACGCAACACAAAACGTTTTATTTTGTGGTTTGCAGCGGAGACGGTTATATGGAATTGGTCTATCACAATTATCGAACCATAGCCAAAATGGTTACTTGTGAAGATTGTCTAGGAAAATGCTCTTACAACATAGATTTAAGGGACGACGAATACCCTGTTTATCACAAACAAAAATATGTTGTTGGGCAAGCGAATAATATTGGGATTCCTTACACACTTGACACGATCGACAGGCACTACTTGTATTGTGACATGTACAATCCGTTTCGTTCATTTCATAAAGGCATCAAATTCGGCACGAAGATTAATAAAATCATGTGCGGTTGTAGAGTAGAAAGAAGTTACAAATATAATTTTTTGAAAAGAAGAGATATCGAAATTGGACAACGAGCGTTTTTTTACAGTGATGCAGTATCCAAAGAAAATGTAATATGTCCATCGGGCTGGATTCACGATTATCAAATGGTGGATTACAAGTATATATTGGATATTGATGGAAACAGTTGTACTTGGGATGCAACTGCTTGGAAATTGAATTCTGGTTCGGTTATCTTCAAAACCGAATCGCGTTGGAGACAGTGGTTCTATGACGACTATTTGCCATGGGTTCACTATATACCCATCAACGACGATTTCTCTAATTTGCAAGAAATGTATCTATGGTGTGAACAAAATCAAGATAGATGTGAAGAGATTATAAAAAATGCCAAGAAGTTGTTCCAACAGACATACAGATTTCACAATATTATTAAACATATAGTAGGTATGTTAGACAAAGTAGATCCCGACAAAAGCGAGGTTCAATAATTATTTCTCTTTTTTACATCGGCCTTTATCATTTGCACAAGGTAGACAGTTCAACGGTAATCCATTCAAACACCCAGGACAACGGTGGTCTCCGTTTTCTAACGCGAAACAAGTAAACCAACACACTTGACAAATTCGATGAGATGTAAACCCATGTATGACCAAGCATCTTCTAGGCATTAGCATATTTTTGGGTTCATAGCATTTACTGCACATGCAACAGTTCATTTGTATTTTTAATCCTTTTACACCTTTTTAATCTTATAAAGTTTCAATTTGATATTGTTTCAATTTTACACAGCCTCAAATGAATTATCTTGCGCGATTTTCCATAAATTTATACAATATGTATATTCCTACTCCAGCTAAACTAGCAAAATAAATTTGATCAATGGTATCCTCGGGCATTTTATACGAATCTCCCATTCCAGAAACAAACGTTTCGCGACATTTTTGCTTTGTTACCGGGTTTGTTTTATCCGGAAAAATACAAGGATCCATGTTCTGTATATCAACGAGCGTTACATAATGTGACTCGGCAGACTTGTTGTTATTTACGTCTATGGTCTGCATTGTGATTTCCTGACAAGGGGGTGTGGACCCAGACATAAATGCCTGCATTATAGAAAACGGATTCAATGCGTTTAGGTTTCCCATCGTCCCAGGTATCAACCCCTTAAACTCTGAAAAGTTTACCCCCATGCCACTGGATATAAACGGGACATTGCCGACCGGAACATTGTTGACGTATATGAATCGATCAACTTGATTGTTTGATGCGCTATCCACGCACTTTGCTCCGGTTTGCAAAAAAAATTTATTCCCTAAAGGTCCTCCCGTCGCAGACGCCTTACTGTTACCCGACACCAAGAGGTCCACATACTGTATCAATCCATCAATGTCTTTGCCCAATGCAGAGAGAGAACCCTCGCTCGACATTCCTATTTCGCCAGGCGTCTTGATATTTTTATAATAAGGATAAGTAGGTCCCAACAACCTTTCCTCGACACCTTTTGCGTCTGTTAAAACATCTTGAAATATATCTGTCATTACTTAATTTATACAGATATATTTATTTTTCTATAAACGACGACTAAATGGTCGATTATAACCCGGTTATCTCGGGAGTGGAACTAGGGGTATTTTGAGAAGCAAAGTCTACTTGGGCTTGAACCAACCCGTCAACTTGGGTTTGTAAAATTGCAACGTTGCCACTGATGTCTTGAACCTCCTTGTTCAATCCCATCAATCCATCAAGTTGTTGTTTCAACACTTCAATGTTCCCTGAGTTTTTTTGAATTAAAATCATTGCATTGTTTGGGTCTTTTGTATCATAATTTTGATAGGTTCCATTTTCCAATCCCTCTCGAACAAAATATTCTACGAATATTTGATAAACAATTATTAAAATAAACAAACATATAAGCAAATGAACCAGCAATGACATTATATATAACAATACTTTATTTTTTTCTTTCATAATAGTATAATGTCTTACCCCCTAGGAATGAAATCTTATAATAATCATGTTCCTCAAGGAGGTTACAAATCATGGAAAGGGTCTGGAGTTTTAAGTAACCCGGTTGGGATTACTGCCGGAACGATACGGCCTTTAACAAACAATGACCCTACAAATAACTTTAAAACTGGGTTTGGGTTACCAAGACCGATTAAACATGCAAGGAAAGGAAGAGGTTTCAATTATACAGTTTTAGTCGCAAACGAACAAAACCCGACCGAATATGTTGAAGTTACAATGAACCGTGCTAGCAAATCATCGTCTATGGGAACGCTCGTCAAACAAATGATAGACACCCCAGGAGGCTTCAGCGTGTCTCAAAACGCACCGAATGAAATATCCAATATTCAATCACTCGACAATCAATGCAACCAATGCACTGGGATCGGCGTTATTGCATCTTATTATCCCAACACGACGTATCTCACGGAAAATCCCGAAAACAACACGCAAAATGCTGTCTGGTGTTGTAACGCTGAAAAAAAGGCACGCCGAAGGACAGTGTATGCAAGCACCAACTTGAAAAAGAATTATTATACGACTCTGCAACAATACCGCCAAAATCGTTGTAAAACCTACGAACAACGGGCTTTTAATTTTCAAACAAACATACCAGTTGAACTCGTTGGAATAAATTCGTTTGTCACTGAAGAAGCTGTCCAATTCGCAAAACCTGGGTCTCCTTTAGCGCTTCTCAACACGTATCTTGCGAATTGTCAACCGAACGGTGAAATTTACGATGCGACTGAGAATGCTCTGGTTGCCAAAATGTTGAGTATATTGTTGAGCCAATCTATAATAACCCAACAACAATACAATAATTTCAATCAAACGTCAAACTCAAACCTTGACGAACTGTATAATTACCTGAATAGTTTACCAGACGTCAATAAAGTTCCCGCGCTGAATGCGTTTGTAACGTTCATAAACAATCCATATTATGGAGTTCCTTTTAGCGGGCCGTCAAACCCCGTCGGTTGCAAACTCGTAGTCTACAAACCCAACAATCCGCAATATGCGAAACAAGGCGCCGTGTCGAGTAGCACTAGAATGTTAAAGTTGAACGTCGACACCATATCTACAAATGCTGCGAGTATCCAAAAACAACATTTGGCAAAGGATAAGGCTTCTATGTGCAACAGCCCGCCTATAATAAGGTTTCAAAATAAAAAGGCGTGTTATCTTACACCTGGCTATAATTTGGCGGGAAAACCAACTCAACCACCATAAAATCATTTTGCCCAATCACCTGTAAACCCTTTGATGTAATTATTCGACTTCTTCGAGAGGTAGAAATATATTGGTTTTATCCGAGAATTTATTACATGGGATGTCGTATTTTTCACACCAAACAACTGCTTTTTGTATATGTGTTTTCTTAAATGAATCTATCTTGTCGTGTTTATTTTTATTGTTTAATATGTTAATAATTTGATCTAGTGATTCCAACTGTTGTTGACCGACTATAATATTTATGTCGTTTACTTTATTTAAAAAATAGGATGGTAGTTCGTCATCGATCAACGAAGATATATTATTTCCCGAGTAATTTTTAAAAAAAACAAAAATATTATAATAATTTGTCTTGCATATTTCTAATTTTTTTTCGTCTAATATAAATTTCTTACATACAATGTATTTTTCATTCGACGTAATATTGCTTGTGTTTGGTTTAATAATATAAACCTTTTCATACAACGAACTTAATATATACAATATATCAATGATTGGTTTGTGAAACAATGCGCCTACCTTTATTATGCAGCAACCGTCATTCGATTGGTTTTTAAAAATAATAAGTAAAATTCTAAGTAAACTTACGACGTATAAGTTGATGGTTGGTATTACATCTTTATCTATTTCATAAAACACAAAGTCGAACCTTTTATCGCCGATACTTTTGTATAACTCATTGTTTATTTTTGAGAAATTGTAACTTTCGTCGTTTTTATTTTCTTCTCTAAGAAAATTAAAACAATTTTTTGTATCTACTGAGTTTTGACCAATGTATAAGATTTTAATAGTGTTGTTTGTATGTTCATCCAAAACGTATAGTGTGTTTATTACTTCGAAAAATTCGTAAAAAATATTAGTATGTGGTTTGAGTTTGCTTACCGATAATTTAGAACCTGGAACTCGGGTAAAAATATATTCATATGGATTTATCATTTTGATGAGTTCATTGTATGTATGTTCGCTGTCTTTTATACATGTATTGACGAGCAAATCTTTTGTTTCGGTATAATAGTCGTATAATGACTGTGAAATATATGGACGGGTGCATTTGAATGATTCGACAACGGCTTTGATGGTAATACAATTATTTGTTTTTGGTAATATATAATAACTCATTGTTAATTATATAGTACTCTTTGTAATATTTAAGTGTTTTGTTTATTTGACTATTTTTAGCTTTCTAGTCGTTTGTTTGGGTTTGGGTTTCACCTCTTGAATACTATCCACTGCTTCGCTTGCAGGAACCAAGAGTAATTTTTTTGTCAACTTGCGTATTTTACGCGGTTTAGGTATTTCTTCCTTTTCTTTTTCTTCCTCCTTTTCTTCCTCCTTTTCTTTTACTTCTTCATTTTCTTTTACTTCCTCGACATCTTTATCGTTGTATTCTTTCATGTCGATTTCAACCTTTGAAGCGTTCACATTTCGAATCTTCTTGTAAACAAAATACCTGTTTAGGAACGATATCTTCTTCTCGAACTCCTTCATGTTTGCAGCTGAACCAAAATTTCTGCCTGAATATTTGTTTTGTTGAATTTCAATCATCATTTTATTGAATAATTCTTGAAACAAGCCGCTTCCTTCTGGCAACCCAAGTGATTGGGCCTCTTCTCGGTCGACTAGCTTAAACCCATAAAGTCCAAAAATGCGATCCAAATATTCGAAGTTTATCAGGTATTCGGTAAAGGTTTTATTGATTGAGTCTTGGTATACGTCAATTTTATACCCGATTGAACTCGAGTTGGGTTCAAAAGTATCCCCCGAATAACCTTTTGTTACCTCCCAGACCTTTTGCCCCCCCTCCACAATTTGAATACTCTCGCCCGTTTTTTTATCCTTTAATAAGTCAAATACTAGTTTGCCGTCGTAAGCGGTCCCAATGAAATATCCAAACTCTTGGGTGCATTCTGCCACATTTGTCATAAATCCCTTCAACGTATCAGGATTTTCGAAAAAGTAGTGGACTGCAAATTGACACGACGATACGTTGAACCCCTTTTCACCCTTACCGAATTGTTTGAATACCCCTTTCCCGAGTGTTTTGTCGTCTTTTGATCCAACCCCGAACACGGCCTTGGTTATTTGTTTTGCTTTGTCGTTCAACATGGCTTGACCATTCCTAATATTAAATGAACTGTTTCCATTTACAAACAATGCCGCTGGCATCCTGGATTCTTTTTTGCGCATGTCCATGAACCTTGCACACGCGCCATCTCTATTATTCTCCAAATTGTCCTTGTGAATATCTATCCCGAAGACAAACGATAATTGCGCATGGACCCATTTGGACAAATCGCCTGCTTTTCCACAGGCGAAGTCTATCAAAGTATCTCCTCGTTTACATACGCTCCGTATGAGCTGTTTCTTTACAAACAAATTGTGGAAATCTTTCATGTTTTTAGTCTTGAACTGTTTTGCCGAATTATTGTAATATTTATCATCGTTTACCAATACGTCTGGCACGTTTAAACCGGTTCGAATCATCTCGTCCGTGATAGGATTATGAATTGATTTCCAATTGTTGTTTGCGACGTGGTAAGCGTTTCCAAAATTTGGTTTACCTTGTAATAATTCGGTCGTTTTGTCGTATCTCACTCTCAAGGGAATCCAATTCCACCCCTTTTCTCGGTCCAATTCATAACTAAATTCAACAATTGTGTTGTCGGAAAATACCTGATTTTCGAGGGTGAACATTTGATTTGTTCCGTTGTCGTCCCTTCGCAACATAATATTACATAATCCGGCTTCGCTATCATATGGGTCTGTAGGATAGAATATTACGGGTTTTGTCTCGTTGTCGTAATCATCTTCTGTTTTGTTTTTATATTCCGGTAACTCGTCATCAATTAAATACTGACAGGGGTTAACGTAACCATGCATTCGTTGATTGTAAGAACACCTTAATTGGATCATTTTAAACTCGGTTAATTGTGTAGTTATATCTACGTTTATTCCTTCTTCGAACACTGGTTTCACTACGTCAGTCCCGTCCTTTTTTACAGTTGTTACCAAGAAGTCGATTGTGTTGTATTCGGGCGGTTTCCATTTAAACGAATTTTCCCATGTTATTTTTGTTTTAGGTCCAGCAACACCTATTTTGTTTGATCCTACCCCGTAATAAGCAGGTGTAAATATTAACCCATCGGTGTCATATTCAAATAAACCATCCTTTGTTTTTGATAAAATGGTGTTGCACGCCATAAATATGGTCTCGCTTTTTGTCAATGGATAAAATTCTTTCGACGTAAACCTCATCGGGGACATTAATGTTGAAACATTTGTTGCCTTACTAGAAGATGACGATATTTCCACAGGATTTAACGATGCCATTACACTTTTTAGGATATGAAACCGCGACTTATTTTCATCTTTCAATGGCATGAACGGAAATGCCCGAACGTCAAGCTGTTTGTAATAATAAATGTCAAATGCCGCAAATAAATTTATGAACTGCTTCAATTTATCGTATACTATTAATTCACCATCAATCAACGTGTTCAAACACTCCTTGTTGTCGGTTATTGCACCCGTAAAGATTACCTTCATGTTTGTATTTATCAAGTAAATTTTACCGTCTTTGTTTATGAACATCAAATGACGATCACCGTCAGCCTTTTCAGTCACAGTGTAATCGTTTCTTATATTAGTTACTAGTGAAATACTGTCGCTTTCGATTGGTGCAATATTTTCCATTTGCAACGTTATCGAATTTGGTCCAATAAAATTTCTGTTTTCGACGCGTCGGTTATCAAATCCCAATAAATTCATATAGGATTCCAACACACGCTTTTGCTCAGGATAAGAACACGGGTAGTTGGTCCCTTGCAATCCACACACAATAAGCTTGATTGTTTTTCGTATCGTATCAAAACTCATTAGCGAATCGGCCGAATTAAATCGGGTCTCGGGGCCTATCGCCTTGTTGTCGATCTCAATTTCAATTTCATATGTTTCGGGATTGTTGAAGACGTTGGATTCTTTCGCCGTCCAGCACCATTTCATTTTTCGGTAATCGCGGTCTTGTGGGTCTCTGTCTCCATACTTGACAATACTTAGATCGATTTTCACCGGATAGTTGGGATGAACAAACGTTACGCGATTCATGTAACGAAATGTTTTCTTCGATTCTTTCCAACTGTTCAATATGTAGGTTTGTAATCCTTGCGACACAGTCTCCTCCTTTTGAAGCGAAACACGGTAATTAAAATCATCGAAGTTTACCGGATATACCCTCCTTTCGTTTTTGTAGAAACCAGATTTCTTTGTAAACTTTATGCTTGACTTTGAGAACCCCCTGGCCTCGTAAAGATTGTCCGTTTTACAATATTTTTCTATCTTGTCCAAACCATACAATTCAGTTCTTATGTCAGATTCGCGGAAGACCCCATTTCTATCGAGGAACAGTGATTGTATCCGCAAACTGTTTTCGCCATTTACATTGATACAGTCAAAACCGTTTGATTTGAGTTTTTTGATTACATTGTCGTAGTCGTTTTTTGTCAAAGGCTTAATACCCTTTGTTCCAAACCGAACCTCTAACTCCGCGATATTGTTGACGTAAGGTTCGCTTTCGTAAAAGGTTTTTATCATTTTGTCAAAACTCTGTAAAGGCGTCTCGTTCACATATTGTTCTTTTACATATGCTTCTTTTGTTTCGACGAAAATTTCATCGGGAGCATATGCAGGCGCATTTTCTTCGATAACTTCTTCATGTTGTGTGTCTTGTATATTAGACATTGTTATATATATAAAGACGACATATTTTTATATTTGAGATTCAATTTTTATTAAAAATACTGAACAATCAATTCGTATAAATCTTTTTTGCTTTTAATTTTACCAGTTTCCTTGTGAATTGTATCAATTGATAGTTTTTCGCATATGTCCACCAACTCTTGAACCTTGTAGGATGAAATTGCCTTTATCGGCTTATCAAAATTATCGATTTTGAATAAAGACGACACGATGTCTTGATTGTTCGATTTCATTTTGTATCCATATTTGTAATTATCTAAACTATGAACAATGTGTATAGGTTCACCATCGTTCATCAACAACTCAAAGTATGTTTTGTTTTTTATGAACANCACATTTAAATTTTCAAANACACATAAACTTAAAAATGTTCCAACATCNATGCGATGTTCGTTTGCGAGCATATTTTCCAANTGAGACAATGTCGCAAACTTATACGCTTTTACTTGTTGTTTGTCCTTCCTTATTTGTTCGATGTAATCTATTTTAAGTTTTTTTTCTGTAATTAAATTTCGATTGTTTAACATCTCGTAATCTGTTTCTCCATTTTTCATAACATAAAAACACCAAAACAAGGTGTCTCGCTCGTACGGCAGAAACAACATATTTTTTGAATTGTTGTTTGGTTTTATAAACTTCTTGTGTTCTTTTTTATCTGGGAGCGTTACTAATTCTAATGCACTTTTTATATTATCTTCGTCGAGCATATAATGTTGTAATTTAGTTACTACATCATTATAATTATCCGTATTCATTTAGTGTATACTTTGGTGTTATCTTTATTATCTTTTGTGAAATAATTATTTTTAAAATCCTCCTTTTGTTTTTCAATTTTGTGTAGATTAATTTCCTGTGTATTCACATATTTAATGTAACAGCTCAGTTCGTCAACAATTTCTTTTTTCAATTCAGATAAATTCACGTGAACCCCATATTTGTTTTCATTCAATACTATATCTTCGTGTGCGCGCAAAATTCTAAGAATTTCGATTTGATTGAATTTATTCATGTTTTCGATCGAGTCCCTAATATAATTCAGTTCGCTTATAAAGAAATTATTAACATCGTTCGTTGACAATATGGCCTCCATTTATTGTATTGCGCGAGTTGTTTTTATACCTTTATACATTATTGTAATACGTGATCGGTATATAAGACTGAATTTTTCCAATTATACTGTCTGTATTTTCTCTTTTTATCATCAACGGATACAACAAGTAGTTTATCGGGAATTCGTAGAGGTACGAAAGTTTTCTAAGTATTTTACCTTTTGTCGTTATTTTGCATACGTCTGTTTTTTGGGTTCGCACTCCGTGCAGATGGGGCATTTTGTCTAGGTCGTCCACGTGACAAATTTTGTATTGTATAACGTCTCTTTTTCTGCATTGGTTGGTATATCCTGCATGCAACATGTCACAATCAAAGAGAAATGCTGTTCCGGGTTCGCCACTTATATTTACAATCCTCGACCAGACAAAGGGATATGATTTGTCGCTTCCGGGACAAACAGACAACAGCTCTCCCCCCGATTTATACAATATTAGAGTGTAGACTGGATGAAGCGTTTTGTAAATGTTTTTGCTCGACGTAACATCCCGGTGAAACGTTGACAATGCAACGTTTTGTATTTTATATACATAGTCAAGAAACGTATATCCGCTTGGCAACATTCTCAGCGTATCATCTTTCAGCTTGTCGCACGGAATGTCTTGAGTCGTTGTGTATTCATCGTTGTGTAAAACGCAAAACCCATCCTTTTCTATTGTCCTTATTTTATCGATAGATTCGTCTGTCTCTACAAAATAATATGCTAAAATTATTACAAATATAAATACAAATGATATTACTATATTTATTTTTTTCATACTAATATAGAAGACATATAATATAATTCGACTACAAATTATATTATTCAAAGAACTTCCAGTAAACTATATAAAAGTAAAACTGTGTAAACTTGTATGACCTTACCAGACATTCTAAAAAATATTAACGATTTTACACAGAACGGTATAACTGTATTGCATAAATTAACGTTGCTTGAACTACGCGAAATTATCGCATACGCAGACCATGTTTATTACAACAATATTGATGTTTTGATGACCGACAATGAATATGATATCATCCGCGAATACATATCGAATACCTTCCCAACAATTGTTAAGGTTGGCGCTGGAGTCCCGACGGGAAAAAACAAAGTTAGACTTCCTTATGAAATGTGGTCTATGAATAAAATAAAGCCTGATACAAACGCTCTATCATCGTGGGCGTGTAAACACGCAGGCCCTTATGTAATTTCATGTAAATTGGACGGTGTGAGTGGTCTCTATACGACGGAAGGGCCCGTCCCAAAATTGTATACCAGAGGAGATGGGAAGGTCGGACAGGATATAAGCCATTTACTCTCGGTGTTGAAGCTTCCCCAAACCAAGGGGATCGTAGTTCGGGGCGAATTCATAATTCCAAGACAAACGTTTGATCAAAAATATGCCACCTCCTTTGCCAATGCGCGCAATTTAACATCTGGGATAATAAACTCTAAAACCACAGACGATAAATTAGCGGATGTCAAGTTCGTAGCTTACGAGTGTATCGATCCTGCACTGAAACCAAGCAAACAATTTGTCAAACTGAAGGATTTGGGTTTCGAAGTAGTGGATTATAGATTAAGCGAAAATGTAACAAATGATTTTTTGTCCAATCTTTTAATCGACAAACGAACAAGTTGTAAATACGAGATTGATGGGATAATTGTGATTGATGACAACATATACAAACGAATATCTGGAAACCCCGATCACGCGTTTGCATTCAAGATGGTTTTGTCCGATCAAAAGGCAGAGGCTAAGGTCGTAGATGTTTTGTGGGAGCCCAGCAAGGATGGTTACTTGAAGCCGCGCGTGCGAATAGAACCGGTCCACTTGTGTGGGGTTACAATTACTTACGCGACTGGATACAACGCAAAATTTATTCAAGATAATAAAATTGGAGTCGGGGCAATAATCGAAATCATACGGTCTGGCGATGTGATCCCAAAAATAGTTAACGTCGCCGTTCCCGCCGCAAAAACAAAGATGCCTGTAGAGGAGTATGTTTGGAATGATTCTCTCGTTGATATAATCCTAAAGAGTATAGATGAAAACGCAATTGTGAGAGAAAAAAACATTGTCGTTTTTTTCACAGAACTGGAGGTCGACGGCCTTAAATCTGGGAACATCAAGAAAATAATGGAGGCAGGATTTGATACGATACCAAAAATAATTGCAATGACAAAGACAGATTTCGAGAGGGTTGGCTACAAGACAACGGCCGAGAAATATGTGGCGAATATTAAACAAAGGTTGGACGACGCGCAGATTGTCTCCTTTATGGTCGCATCCGGAACCATGGGCAGAGGCATAGGTGCTCGAAAAATTGCGCCAATATTGTCAATGTTCCCGAACATTCTAACAGATACAGAATCAATCGAAACAAAAATAACCAAGATCAAAGCAGTAAACGGCATCGAGCAAAAGACAGCTGCAACGTTTGTTGAGAATATTCCAAGATTTGTAAGCTTTTTGAGTGAAATTGGTTATTCGCATAAACTACAGATGAAACAACAACAGCATCTAAACCAATCGATCGTTCAACACCCTTTGAATGGCAAAAAAATCGTCATGACGAAAATACGTGATAAAGAAATCATTGATTCGTTGAACAAATATGGAGCGGAGCTCGACGATGATATAAAAAAGTCTACGTTTGTATTGATCGTCAAATCGAAAGACGATGTCTCGAACAAAACAAAGTTTGCGGTTTTGAATAGTATCCCCATCATGACTCCTGAAGAGTTTAAAACCAAGTTTTTTTGATAAAATTGAGTCAACTTGATCCGTTTCTTCAATTGTAAAAAAATGGCTGATCACTGTATAATTTGTCTCGAAGAAGAAAATCTTATAACGCCTAGTGAACTGAAATGTGATTGTGTGTTTAAGGTGCACCCCGCGTGTATACAAGACTGGTTTATAATCAAAAAAAAATGCGTTATATGTCACACGTCCATCAAAACAAACAGTGAAATGAGACACGAAACGGTAATCAGTATAATTTACATTTGGTTTAGATATTATCTAATATTGTGCATTATAGCGTTACCGATTATGTTTATCTATTTGATTTGTCGGTTTATGACAACCATGCAAAGATAAATCTTCTTATTTATTGGTGGATGCAAGTAGAAATCCAAAAATAGTTGGATTTCTACATGTTACGATGTCATAAAAAATAAAATAGTTGTAAAATAATTACTCGTCCTGAATCGTGATGCGCTGTTTCTCGAATACCTTCTTCTCCTTGACTAATTCGCCGATGATCGAAATGTATTTGTCGTTCAGTTCGAATCGTTGACCGATGACTCTTGCTTTGAATGTATCACCCTCTTTAATTTCAGCGAATTGTGCTACGTTGTAATGATGATCCTTTGCAATAAATACCACAACGGGAGAGGGAGTTTCTTCCGCACTTTCGGCCCGAATACCAGCCTTTGTTATATTTTTTGCTACACACATAATGAGGGCATTCTCGACGGGAAAACAGACCATACATTCAAACACAACCTCAAATTGTATATTGTTTCCTCGTTGAATAATCCCACTCGAATACGTTATGATTTTAGAAGAATTCGTTTTAATGTATCCCTCGACCACACACTTGCCTTCATAATTCGCGGTTATGTTTTGTTCCAAAGTCTGTTTAATATTTTTACCAACTGCTGTTATGGGTAAAACAATGCTTCGAGTAACTAAACATCTCGAATAAGTCGATAGTATCCGGTTTTCCCGTTTTTTGTATTTTTGTTTTGATTCCATGCTTTTATATTATATATACAATCTTTATTTGTTTTTCAATTTTTTCTAAATTTCAATTAAATTTTACTTGACGGTTATGTTGTAAAGTTTATAGTATATTGCCATATAAGGTGTTATAAACCACGATTTATCATTCTTTTTTATCTTGTCGTAATACCTCAAGATAAATTCTTGTATCACACATAATTCGTCGTGACTAATTGCATCGTGAATTATGTTACCATCTGGGTCCTTCTTCAATCGAGTGTTTTCATTTGTGTATTTTTTCTCCCCGATAATGGAATTTAGGGTTTGAATTGTTTTGTCCTTGCCTGCTTCATCGCATCTTGCACCACGGTCTCGTTTAGAGGTCATGTCCTTGGTTTTGTAGATCATGTAGACATTCTTTTTTTCGTAACCGATGAACCCCACAATCTTATTGTATTTTTCAATGTCGAGAGTAAGCAAATCTTGTATCTCCTTTGAAGACGCAATTCTTTGTTTTTGGATGGGCTCTGTTTCGACCCATGTATTGTTTTCGTCCAACACCATAATCTTCTCTTCATTCAATTTATACATTATATAAACAATAAACGTTTTATTGTTTTTGGCTACCTGAGCTATTATTGAGTTTCTCTCAAAATACTGTTTTATATGCCATTCAAATGAATCTTTTACAAGTTTATCCAATGAATAAATGTAATTCATCAAGTCTAATTTATCATCGAACAACAATAATTCGATCATGTGAGCAATGACAAATTCCAATAAATATTCTTGGATACCCGGGTAGTCTTTAACGATCTTTCTCAATGCAATGCCGCAATATTTAAACCAATCGTGTTCACCTCGTTCAATCTTTTTATTGGTATATTCCTGAACGACATCGAAATTTTGTTTGAATTGTTCGATCAGCAGCTTTGCAGTTTTGAAAGCTTCGAGTTTATCGTCGAAGACTGGCTTCTGTATTTTTTTGTTAATTTCAAATTTGATCATGTCATGTTTGTAATCGATTGGGACCGACCTATCAAACAGAGATATATTTTTGTCTCGAAGTTCAATCGGCTGAAACAAATAATACTCTCCTATATTCACCAATCTTCCGTTTCTACCATATTTGTCTTCTATAAATTCACTATTGTCTTCTATCAATTGAGTCAGGGCCGAGTATATTTGAGTGTAAGGATATTTTTTGGGTATTCGTATCGCATTTATTAAAACTTCTTTTTTGTAAAAAAAGCTTTCTTTGAAGAGCATTCTTATTCTTTGCAATATTTTGTCGGCGTTCATCCGTATGAAATTCTCGTTGTAGGTGTCGTCATTTATGTCGTCGTCGTTTATTTGTTTGTCTGGAGTACAATCATAATAACAGTTTTCCATATAATCACACGCAGCGGAATACGGGGCATCGCCAATTTTGAAGTTGTCCAAGACCATACCGTTAGACAAATGTTGTGTGACGGTGTGTTCTCCCAGAATAGGCGTCATATTCTCTTGGGAAAAGTTGGTTTGGTCGTGATTTATGATGCAATCGACGGCAGTTTCCTTCAATACGCGACTGACTTTACCGATTTGAATTGCTTTGTTCTCGGCGACTCGAAATACGTATAGGTCCGCTGCCTCTTCTTTGTTCTCGTCTCCAAGAATTGTCCCATACAAAAATATTTGCACGTTTCTATTTTCAAAAGTCAGATCCTTGTGGCTGAGATTGCGGACCGCGCGCCCCTTGATTTGATCGAGACGGTTCATGTTGTACCAAGGCTCTAATATGTGAACCTGGCGAATGAATTTTAGGTCGATTCCTTCCGAGCCCGCCTTTGATATCAAAATGACCTTGATCTTTTCGCCATTTTTGTTGTTTTCATTGGTAAGCATCTTAACATCGGCGTCGTTGTTAGGAGATAATCGAAGATCGCCCGTTATCATGGTATAACGCGCTGGCATAAAATCCTTTTCTTTTTCATTTATTGGGGGTTTCATTGTCCTCACATCAACTATTTTTGACGGAGGGGTTTTAAACAATGATTTTTCCCCGTATCGAACAAACCCCATTTCCTCTAANGCGAGAGCCATTGGTATCAGTCCTCCATCAATATATTGAGAATAAATCAAAATAATGCCNCTAGACACAGTATTATTGATNGAAACGATTTGTTCCAAAATACATTTGATCTTGGAACTATACTTGCCGATCATATCACGAGAGAAAATCCGTCCATGATTTTTGATCGTTTCGTTCTTATACTCGAAAGATCCCTTTTCCAATGGTGACTTGGTGTCTACAAAATTCATCATCCTGCTCAATCCCAATTTACCCGTTAACTCACGAGGGTCCAAATGTTCAATAGTTCCAGCGGATTGTGGTTTTTCCTCTTCTATTTCCAATTCCTCTTCCTGGTCTAATTCCTCCAAATCAACAATTATGCTAGGGGTTGTGGTCAGGTCTTCTGTTTTTTCGTCTTCTTCAATCGAAAACACTTCCTCTGAAAACGCATCTTGATATTTTTCATTTGGTATTTGCTCGATAATATCCTTCAGTCCTTTGATTGGATACCCGATGATCAACGATTCCAACGGTGTCTGTAAAACAGTGTAACCAAACGATTCCATGTTGTTGAAACTTGGCATTTCCTTAACGGTTCCAGTTTTAGTCGTGATAGAAAAACGCTTAGTCCTTAAATGGTGGATAACATATCTGTAGACGCAATACTGACAATTACCGCAATTACCACAATTACCAATTGTGTTCAAATACAAACTCAATATACGGTTTTTGTCTTGATCTTTTATTTTTTTTAAGTTCATTTGATACGATGGATACGGAATATACGGAAATGTTTGTTTTTTTGCGAAAATGTCTGGATAGACACTGTAAGGAAACGTATAAGGATTTTCGCCTCTCACGAAGGATACATAACCAGTCGCCTTTCGAATCAACAATTCTTTGCCGCCTTCTTTAAAATTTCCATCAGGCGCAAACACGTCTTTCACTTCTATACGCCCCCGACGATCGTTCGTATTCATCAGGTTCAACAACCATATAATCTCCTTGTAACTATTATACATTGGTGTAGCAGATAGAAATAAAAACCGCATGTTTTGCGCTGCCTTTACAAGAAATTCGAGGTTTACCGCGACCTTTTTGTTTTCGTTGTCGTCAGCAATGCGGATATTGTGAACTTCGTCGATCANAATCAATCGATCGTTGAACTCGTTTCGCAATCTTCGAATGATTCGATTGTTGAGAGTTACCTTGACATTTTTTGGGTTTGCGTCTTTTTGTTTCTTACTTTTGCGCTGATCTCGTTCGACTTGAATTTCTTCTTTATATTCCATTTTTTTTATGATGTAATTGGCAAACTGTCCGTAACCTAAAAATAGGTAGTATGTGTTCATAAGCGATTTTATTTGATTGATTACCTTTTCTTTGGATACACCCTTCATGTTTGTTGGATTAATTTCCTTTAACAGTTTATTACCGATGCAACCTTTTAAACTCCACAATCCATCAACCTCTTTTAACTTTCGTTCGTCGAACAACTGAAGTTTAAAATTATCTTGGACGTTTTCCGATGCCACCACTATGATTCGTTTGGTAATGCCAGTTTGTCTCATATAGTCTCTCATCTCTTCGCAGACCCCGATGGCGCTACATGTTTTGCCGCTGCCTAGGCCGTGATACAACAATAAACTATTGTAGGGTGTTTGAAATGATAAAAAGTTTTTGACAAACGCCTGATGGGGCTGCAATTCGAAATCCGCATTGGCTATTATATCCGCTTGTTCTTTGATGTCTTTGTATACAATGCCGTCATATTTTGTATCATTAAACTCTTTTTTTTCTGCTATTTTAATATTGAAATTTACATCGTTTAAGTCGGGATACAAATAGGGAGGGGTATCATCTTTCAAGCAGCTTCTCTCGACGAGTTCTTTTTTAAGCATAAATTTGTTGCAATCTTTTGAATATACATTCTCATTTTCACAATTTAGTCCGGTAAAGTCCGCTTGTAGATCGTAGTCACATGAAATTTCATTATCTTTAACGACTTGTTGTTCCATGACAACGGGAGGTTCAAAGACAACGGGAGGTTCCATGACAACTGGAGGTTCAAGGACAACAGGAGGTTCCAACTCGACCTGTTGATTATTTTTTACGCAATCATTATTCTTATTTCGCCTTGTTCCGTTAGGGCATCGTTTTATTTGCATTATAGTCGGCTCAGTTTCTAATACCGGGTTGAGAGTGGGTTGTTCAAAGTCTAAACGCTCAACATCTTTCTTTACACATTCGTTATTTTTATTTCGCCTCGTTCCGTTTGGACATCTTTTTATTTTAATTACAGATTCCATGTCTATATATCACAAATATAATTTAAATTCTTGTAATACTTTATTCACATTTGTTATTATATTTTTTTTTTCTATATTGTATGGTCTTATAGATGCTAAACATTCGTCGATTGTCTTCCACTCCAATTTGCTAACTTCTGTTTTTTGAAAATTGTTTAAAACACATTCTCCTTCGTTCATTTGCGCCAAAAAATATTTATGTTTGTAGGATTTGTGGTTTGTTCCTATAAAAGTTTCTTCAAATGGAACCAGATTTTCGACAATTGTTATTTTGGATCGCGGAATACCAGTTTCTTCTTCGAATTCTCTCGTCGCACAATCCAAATCTTTTTCTTTTAGATCGCGTCGTCCTTTCGGGAATTCCCATTCTGTCTCGCTCCAAGATGTGTTGCTTTTATCCACGAAATTGCGAAGCGTAATCTTTTCACCACTGAAGACAACTCCGTTTTTTAATAGATCACTTTTCTTGGACGCGGCGAATTCCTCGCTTCTATACTGTGTTTTTGAGTTGTCGCCCCACATTTCTTTCCACTGATCGTCAAATACATCGGCGAGTATTTTTGCTTTTTCGTTTGACGACATTTCGTCGATTATATTTTGAATTTGATTGATGTTGTAAGGCGAGTATTTTCCCCGTATAAAATCAATGTAGCCAAAACTATCTTTTCTTCGTATCATCAAGAATTGTAAACCTTGCAAAGTCCGTTTAAATAGAATGATACCATAGCTGGTCACTGGAAGCTTACATTGATGAAACAGATGACCCTGTTTGCCACAATTGTTACATAAACTGATGTTCTTGATCATATTATGTTATTGTAAATATACGTTTATGTAATTTTCTATAACAAATTGGTTTAGATTGGGTGTAACCGCATGGTGGGGGTTTAACCGCATGTGTCTCCCCGCATGTATCCCCGCATGTGTCTCCCCGCATGGTGGGGGTGTACGGGGGTTTCCCCCGTAAGTTTAGAGTAGTTTTATTTTTACTCGAATATGTATATGACCTATCTTGACCCAAACGTTTGGGGCCCACACTTTTGGTTCTTTTTACATTCGATATCAATGTCATATCCAAATCGACCAAACGCCGTAACAAAAAAAAAATATTACGATTTTATATTGAATATCCCAGTATTCATACCAGTTGAACATATATCGACCGTGATGAGCAAATTGCTCGACGAGTATCCGGTATTACCATATTTGGACAACCGTGAATCATTGGTGCGATGGATGTGGTTCATCCACAACAAAATAAATCAAAAATTAGAAAAACCCCAAATAACACTGAATGACTTTTACATAAAATACTACGAAGCCTACAAACCGACCAATGTGAAAATGCGCGAGTATTACAAATTAAGAGAAAAAATTATATACGGGGGTATACTTGTAACCATGTTGGGATCTATATATTATTTGTACGACAAGTGAAGACCTGTTGTAGAAAAATAAAATATTCGTAAGTATATAACGATGAAAAACTGTAAAGGAGGCAAGGCCCTAGCTTCTGGAGGGTTTGGGTGCGTATTTAGCCCCGCCTTGAGATGCAAAGGAAATGCTTCAAGAACCCCTAAGAATGGTATCAGTAAATTGATGAAGGAAAAATATGCGTTTAAAGAATACGAAGAAATTAACAAAATAAGGGACAAATTAAAAAATATTAAACACTTTTCGGATTATTTCCTGTTGGACGATATCGAAATGTGCAGACCCGCAAAGCTAACAAGTTTTGATCTTAAAAATTTCGAATCAAAATGCACGGCATTACCGAAAGACGGGATCACAAAGACAAATGTGAATTATTCGCTCGACAAATTAATGATATTGAACATGCCAAATGGTGGCATAGCCGTCAACGAATTCATTGATTTGCACGAAAACCTTAACAAGTTGAACGACAGTTTGATTCATCTGTTGGTTAACGGAATCATGCCGATGAACGCTAAAAACGTATATCATTGTGACATCAAAGAGTCCAACGTCCTTGTCGACTCGACCTTTAAAACAAGGTTGATAGACTGGGGGCTCTCAACGGTATACATTCCAAACGAAAACAACCCGTTCCCTTCGACGTGGCGGAACCGTCCCCTTCAATTCAACGTCCCATTTTCGGTAATAATGTTCTCAGATTATTTTGTTCAGAATTATACAAAATATATAAACGATGGGGGGAAAATTACCGAGAATGAGCTTCGACCGTTCGTAGTAAACTACATTCATTTTTGGATGAAAGAGAGGGGCGCCGGGCATTATGGGCTAATCAACGAGATAATGTATATTTTATTCAGTGGGGATCTAACAAACCTTTACGATGAACGCGCGAAATACAAAATGATCGAAACGAATTTTACAATTGTTTACATAACAAACTACATAATTAACGTGCTAGAGAATTTTACCAAGTTTAGAGAGGACGGCACATTGGACCTAAGATACTACTTGGACAATGTCTTCATCAAAATCATCGACAAGTGGGGGTTTGTTATCGCGTATTTGCCATTTTTAGAGCGTTTATTCAATAATTATGATACCTTATCGCAAGAACAATTAAACTTATTTAACAAGTTAAAAAGTATTTATATTGATTATTTATACGTCCCAACGAGCGAACTGATAGACGTCGACAAACTCGTTGTGGATTTACGTGCTCTCGGTAATATTTTAAGACAGGATAAAAAGGGGCGCAAAAAACAGCATAAAAAAACATCTCGGCTTTTTAGCAAGTCTACAAATAGGATAACACGAAGAAAAAAAGATTTATTGTTATTGTCTATATTACCCAAAAAAAGAGCAAAAAATCAAAATAAAATAAAACCATAAATATATAATGAACAAGCACTTCGAGACTCTATGCACTCCCGCAAAGATATATTTTGCCCTGGCAGTGATCGCGTGTATAATTGCGTTGTATAACAGCGCGCCTGTTTTAGCCGTTTTAATGAAACTTGGATTTGCCTTTATTTGGACCTATGGCTTGAATTGGTTGTGTAGCAAGGGTTACAAATCCATTTCTTGGTTGTTGGTGCTTTTGCCTTATATTATTATTGTTTTAGGAATGTTCCGTATGATAAATTTAGCAAAAATGCAACCTAAACAATCCCAGATGCAGCTAATACATCAGTCCGCTTAAATAACCAAATCGCTTAAACAACTAAATCTTTTACCTCTTTACTTGCAAAGAGGTAAAAGATAAAAAGATAATGTAATAATATACATGCGGCTTGAAATATTTATATTAGGAATAACAGCGTTTTTCATTTACAATACATATCATGATGGCAAATATACAAAAATGTTGCTCTCTTTCAAAAAATATTATCAAATGATATTCTTTGGCCTCATCGGTTTTGGAGTTTACTTAATGTTGAAGAGAAATCCGGTTCAAGGTAGAAATCTATTGGTCTGTGCGAACAACGTGGTAAAGTATATGCCGATGGATAAATCTTCGTTGGGCCTTTTATCGCCGATATTTGATTTGACCACCAGAGGGGATTTCATGGGCGGAGGGGGCGATGGAGGATTTGAACAGCAGAATGTAGCCGGAGAAAAAAGGATGCTGAATTCGGGCAAGCACGGAACAAATCGATCAGTTAGCGGAATGAAAAAGAAATACGTAGCTTCACAACAAGAATGGAAATGCGGCGAGTGCAAAAAACAATTGGACTACACTTACGAGGTCGACCACAAAATAAGATTGGAACATGGTGGTGGTAACGACGTTCAAAACCTAATCGCATTGTGTCGTGAGTGTCACGGAAAGAAAACCGTGTTGGAAACATTTTGATATTCCAGGCTTATAATATTTTGTTATAATAATGGACAATTCAAATACCAATACAGAAAATACACTAAAAAAATTAAACACCCCTCAAGCATTCTTTTCAATGTTTGGATTGATATTGGTATTGGTATTTGTAATTTTTTTTTATTTATTTAGTAAAAAACCACCGACGTCGGCGTCATCTATTTCGATGGAGCAAATCACATCAGGGACGCTTATAATTTTATTCTCGTCTTTGTTGCTTTCGATAATTGCCATTGTAATAATACCAAATTTTAAACAATTGTTTGTGCAATTGAGCAGTGCATTCTATATTGTGTTGTATACGATATGTCTAATACTACTCTTCGCTCTACTACCAAGCGACATTTTGGCTAAATACGCGTATATCATCACGCCATTGACGCTGTTTTTGTCTGGGTTGTTTTTGTTCAAGAGTCTAAAGGTAGATTATTTGTCCACGTTCAGCGTGAACTACGAACGAATTAAATCGATAATCATATTTGTTTGTTTGATAGCCCTAATAATAACGTTTTACACTGTCGATCCGGGCGGATTCATAAGTAAATATTTGGGTTATAGCACGGTGTTGACAATGGTTCTCGCAATCTTCAGTTTACTATACACAATCGTTCTCCTGACACTTCAAGATAAAACCACTGCTAGCCCCCCCGTAAGCCTATTTGAAAAATTTTCAAAATTTTCTTTTTATGGGAGCGCATCGTTGGTTTTATTTTTAATCATCGCGACGATAGGAATCGTTCAATTTCCTGGGGGATTAAAAAACAACCCAATAATAGCATCCTCTGTTATAATTTTGATGATACTGGTACTTATATTGTGGGCTATTTTGTTGATCGTCAACGTATTTCCTGAAACCATTGCGGATAAATCTTCAAATGTCAACTACATGAACATATCTAAAAAGGTCATGTTGGCGCTGTTTGGGTTGACCACATCTGGGTTGTTAATAGCTTGGATCGTGTATAACATTCAAAGTTACACTGGGCAATCCAGCATTCCAAGTTTATTACTAAATACGCTGTTATTAATCATAGTGTTATCACTTGCATACAAAACAATGATCGTAAAACTTCCGGTGAACAACTCAAAGAAGGATGGTTTTTTTGAGTTAATCATGAACATTATTTTCTACATTCCGTGTCTCTTTACAGGATTGTTTGATCTCGTATTTAGCGGCGTCACAAAGACGAGCGACAATCACAACAAAACATCTCTATTGATCGTTTCTGCGATTACTTTGGTTTCTCTTGCTTACGTTGGAATCAAGTTGCTATTTACAAAAATTAATCTGCAGGGAGGAAAACTGTTGGTGAACAATCCGGTGTATACAAACGAGTCTCATTCGCTTGTGACTCATCAACAATTAACCGGCGGTGATAACTTCAATTACCAATATGGGCTATCGTGTTGGGTGTTCGTTGATTCTGCGCCACCCAACTCGAATCAATCGTATATAAAATACACAACACTGTTGAATTATGGCGGGAAACCCAATATACTCTACAAGGCGAACACGAACACGCTCATTGTAACTGTAACAAACGCCCATCCGGCGCCGATAAACGAAGCTGAGGAAGGAGACTCGACTGATGTTACGAATGACGATACGGAAATAATTGATGGGGTGTCTCACCGAGTTATATATAAAAACGATAAATTCAAGCTGCAAAAATGGAACAACATCGTTATCAACTACAACGGGGGCACGATGGATATATTTTTGAATGGCGAACTGGTTAAATCGTCTGTCGAGGTGGTTCCATACATGACATTGGATACTTTAACAATAGGCGACAAGGGTGGCGTCAATGGCGGGATTTGCAACGTCGTGTATTTTAACAAGCCGCTAACAAGGA